TGAGAGCTTGATCAATTGTTGTGGGGAAAGTGGCAAGCGTGCCATCGCCCTTTATGTATTGCGCTCCAGTACCAGCCGCCGTAACGGCAAGAGTGCCGTTGCTAGTGAGAGGGGAATTGCTAACCGTAAAAGCGGCTGGCATAGTTAATCCAACACTTGTAAGTCCCGTGTCCGTGTCCGTACCGTTTACCCATGCCGTACCGTTGTACTTCAGCACTTGGTTAGTAGTAGGTGAAGTAATGGTGACATCGCCTAATTGCCCTAGGTTATAATCTCCCTCTGTTGCAACTACCGCACCAGTCCTTCCGAACACACTTGTTACGGGAGCGGTGTCGTAGTCATTCCATGATGCTTGTAAGGTAGAGCCGTCTTGCTTGGTTAGGGTAAGTGTCTTGGTTGTCGTACCGCTAACGGAGGCAGCAGTCAAGCTCCTATTATATGCCGTGTCCCAAGTCGCTTGTTCAGCATCGCTTGGCAAACTATATCCACTTGCATATGTTACCGCTAGAGTGCCACTTTGTGTCAAAGGGCTATTGGCTACGGAGAAACCCGTAGGCATAGTCAAACCAACAGAGGTGAGATTTGTAGCCGCTCCACTAGCACTATAATCTAAATTTATATAGATTGGGCTTACATCTCCGCCACCAATAGTCACTTCGGTTACATCATAGGTAACCTTTATGACTGGTTGGGTTGAGGTGTATGTTACTTTAATTAATATCACGATGTTACTTGTGTTTGTACTTCAACGTATCCTTGCATCCAAGTGTATTTGTTTGAGGATATTGTCACCTCAAGTTCGTAAGTATATTCACCAGCGGTGTAACCAGCAGTAGTAGTTGGAGTCAAAGTAACTTTTCGGGTGTAGTTATTGATTTGAACAAAGTCGGCATTTAGCCACTCTATCATAACCGTACCACTCGTATTCTTCGCTTGTAATTTAAAGGAATATGTTGAAACATCAATAGGCGTTTCTTCACATTGATCCTCATAGAAAGAATAGGAGATGACATAAGTATCGCCCTTCTTTATTGGCTTCATATTAAGTTCTCCAATCATATTCTATCAGCTTTATCTTTTAATTGTAATTTTATCTCATTGAGGGCTTGCATGATTTCCTTGAATTGCTCTACGGTTTCATCTTCCTTTTTCTCTAGGGTTTTAAGCCTAAGATCATGCTCTCTAAATTTTACCTTCATATCGGTATAAATCTTGATCCCAATACCGGCTAAACCGATCGTTTGAAAACCTATGACTACCCAAAAATTCGATTCCATTTGTCTAAAATTACATAATTTTTTATAATGTTAAATATGCCGCTTTTACCGTCTTGCCATTAAAGGATGTACCAATATTAATCTCAAAAACCCCAGCACTTGGGCTTGTGACCGTATAGTTATAGTACCAAACGCCTTCAATACCTACCGCAACTAATTTATATGTCGCAGTATCTCTACCAGTGATCTTTCCACTTGAGACGGTATAGCTATCAACACTCGTTATTTCAGTTAGAGGCCCAGAGCCTTGTAAAGTGAATGAATAACTAGCATAATTGCCAATTGTTGACTCAATAGCTAAATCTTGAATAATGCAATTAAACTTGTAAACCTTGTAATTCCCTTGTGGATCAATGATGTCTAAATAACCAATAAATTCTGAATCTGTACCCTCAATAAAACCATCAAAAAATGTAAATGGTTGCATATTGCTTTGTGCAAGTTTTATAAGCCCATTTCCGCTTACACTAAAACTTTGTCTATTTGGCAAATATTCACGAAATACTCCATTTGTTCTTGGAGCAAGTTCAAGAAAATCCCTAGTAATACTTAATGTAGCATTTCTAGTACAAGCAAATGGGTAAACATTACCACTTGCATTGGTGACCGCTATGACTAAACCTTCAGATTTTATTGCATCCGCCATATTAATTTGTTAAATATCTGTCAACATAAGTATCAAAAGTTTGTGCGGTGCTAGATGTATAGCTAAAACTTATACTACCACCAGTTAAATCAAGTGAATAAATATTCGTATCAATCCAAACACTCAATATGTCACCATTCGCTAATGATACGCCATTTGTACTCAAATCTACGTTAAAATATTCTGGGTTGTTATTTATGTAAACTTGTGCAGTATTTATCGCTGATCCGTTTTTGTATAGTTTAAACTCAACCGGGCTTGTACCTGAGCTTGTGATAGCTCCAGATACATTACACGCAATATTTACGGTTATTGTAGATGCCGCATTATAAGTTATGTTTGTAGTGCCTCCAAGTGTAAAATCAGCTGCACTAATAATTGTCCAAGGGACATAATTTGTTGAGCTATAAGACCCAGTGGTTACATCAGCTTGAAAGTTCTTTGTAACATTTGTACCGGGGTCTTTTGTGCTATCATAAACCTCAATCAATGTTGCAGACCAAGTTGCCGCATCAAAATCAATTTCACGCATATTTAAGACATAATATATCTTATTGGGGTCATCATCAACAAATATAAATGTGTTGATAAGACCTATTGGGTCTGTATTGTTATTGAATTTAAGGCCAAAACAATTGACATCTATCTTATTGCGATTATACCTATTATGCTCCCAAATAGGAATCAATGCTTGTTGCAAAAACGGATATCTTTCATCAATATATCTATATCTAAACCATTCTGCATTTGTAAAAGTTAATTGATCTGACTCAAATAAGCTACCCTTAAAATTATAGCTGACATTATCTTCTAAATAAGTTGTAGTGGTATATTCGTTTCTTAGGGTTGCAGATTTTTCATAGTAAACTTCATGTCCGGTAATATTTGACCTTCTGTCATCTATATTAAATATGGGTATTGTTTCACAAGAGAAATTCTTAACCTCTATTTGGTTATCTACATACCCGTCTCTCAATAATCCCCAAAATTGCATTTTAAATTTTCCAGCGTAAGGTATTGGTTCAGATGTAACAGAAATAGTCTGCCAATCTGTTGCATATATATCTTTCACTGGATCATAAATTATTCTCAATTGCGCAGTAGGATAATCAAGAGAAGCATTATCAGCAACCCATTTACCATCTTTATTTAACCAATAATCACCAGATGATGTCTCAAGAAATAAAGCTCCGATAATTATATCTTTATCGCCAGAATTAGCAACACCATCGTTTATATAATCTTGCAATTCACTAGCCGATGGTGTGAAATCTTTATATCTTACATCAAAAGTTAATTTTATTGTATCTAATAATTTTACATAACAATATTCAGATTCTATCCATGAATATTCATTATCTCTTAATCTAAAAAATGCTTTTCTTTCACTTAAAATTGTATCTATATATACTTCACTAACTCTATAAGTTCCAGTATTTGCAACTGGTGCTAATAATGTGCCGTAATAAAAATTCCAATTATCTAAAGAATATAATTTTAAAGATGCGTTTGAGCTTATTAATGTACCTCTTGTAAAAGATGAATTAGGCACACATTCAGCAAACATTTCATAGTTTTTCTGAATTGTGTCACGCTTTGTACGTCTGTTGATATAACGCAACATTTCTGGAGTGATTTGTTGCATATTTTCTCCTACTCCAACATTGGCATCATATCTTCTATTTGCAGTCGCTCTACCACCTCCTACTTGATTCCTAAATCCTCTTAAATTCTCATTAGTGGGTATATAAAGATCTTCTAGCCTCAAGAAGTACCATTGCCCTTTGTATTGAAACATGGTCTGATTAAAAGAGCTATTAATCTTATTTAGCACCTCTAATTTGCTATCATATTGTTTAGGCTCTTGTACAAATGTTCTTGTATCAAAATAGCACTGATCTAAACACATATCTGTGTTTGTGCTATTCATTGATGTATGATACAAGCTATTGTAAACCCTTGATTGTACAAGGTTTTGAGGAGACTCTTGCAAGCAATATCCAATTGCGGTCCAAGGTGTTATTTTACCTACAACCTCCGCTCCATTGTTGCTAAACTGCTTATCTTCAAGCTGACCAATTCCCTCTGTTGCAGTCAGTGTAAGCACATGGTTTGTACCTATCCAAGTCTCTTGAAAATTATCTTGTAAAATAAATCCATACCAATATGGGCTAAATGACCCGAAGCTAAATATAACTTCTATGTCATTGTCATTATCTGTAAGAAAGCTATCCATCGTAACCGATGAATCGCTTGCTATTATATTAATTGTTGCTTGTTGTGGCCTATAAGGCTTAAATAAATCTTCAGATGTATTATATTCTGAAAGTGTAAATGGCTTTGCTGCTGGAATCAAATATGTTACTGCCCCAGCCCATCCTTCAAATAAAAATTGAACGGTACAAGTATCGCCTTGTGCATTCTTAAACTCTAATCTATATTTTTCACTTCTAGCCAATTCTATTTATATTAGTGTTTGTTCTATTTAAAGCACCTACTAAATCAGAACCTCTCAAACTTAAACTTACCGCTCCAGTCATTGCTAATCCGCCAGCATTTACACCACCAAAATTTACTGCTTGTGATCTATTTATTCCAATTCCAGCACCTCTACCAACTCCACCGCCACCAGTTGCAGAATCCAATACTTTCATAGTTGCACTATACCCACCTCTAGTTATAGCATCAGCAGCCGCAATTGCAATACTTGTTGCAATAATTCTTGAAAGAATTGCCGCTAATTGTTGCAATACAACTTTACCAAATTCTTTCCAACTAAATTTACCTTGTTCAAGAATAGTGTCAAAAACATAACTTAATGGAGCAGCAATTAAGTTTTCAACTGTATCTTTTACTTGAATTCCCAGTTTTAAAGTTTGTTCTTGTATATTTTTATAACTATCAAGTACTTCTTTTTTAATTACTTCACCTATTTTTGGGCCTTTAAAATTCTTTAAACTTTCTTGAAAATCAGCTCTAAAACCTCTAATCTTTTTATCTAATTCAAGAATTTCTTTTCTTTCTTGTTTTTGTTTATTTAAATTATCAATAACATCTTGTAAAGGCTTACCTTGGGCGTATTCACTAAAAGTTTCTGCCCTTAACTTTTTTTGTTCTTCTCTTTGTTTCTTTAAACCTTCAATAAATTTCTTAAATCTATCTGCATTATCCTTTTCAGCTATTCCTTCTGTCTTTGCTCTTGCTTTAGCTGCTTCTTCTGCAGCTTTTTGTTGAGCTTTTAAAGCCTCTGTTTGTGTTTTAATTATTCCAGTATTTGTGGCAATTTTTAAATCTACATCAGTTAATATTTTATTTAAAAATTGAAATGCCTCGCCACTTTGTTCTATTTGATCAATTGATTCTAATTGAATAGCTAAAAAAGGAGCATAACCTTTAAGTATTCCTTTTAATGCTTTAGGAATATCACCTAAAAAATCTTGTTTTTGTAATGAGGCAAGTTGAGTAAGAGCATTAGTTGTTTCTTTTTCAATTGCCTTTATTAATGCTTGTCTAGTACCATCAAGAATTATATTTTCTTTCTTGATAGCTGCTAATTGTTTTAATGTTTGTAGGTTATCACCATTTATGGTTTTTTCTTTATCTAATGCCTCAATCACATCTGGCATTACATTTTTTAAACCTTCGTAAGCTCCTAGCCTATTTGATTGAGAAGATTTTGAGTTTTCTAGTACAGAAATTAAATTATCTATACTTTTTGCTTCAGCAATTCCAGCAGCAGTTGAAGCTATTTGTGCCTTTTCATATTGTTCGGTTGCTATTTTAGTTTTACTAACTAAACCAAATATTTGACCGAGAGCGTTACTTAAAGACCCATATTCTTGTACTAAACCAGTAATGGCTGAAGTAAGAACACCAAAGCCAAATGCAAGTCCTGCTGGGCCAGCAATAGAGTTTAAGATTGCTCCTAGTGCTTTACCAGCTCCGCCAGTTGTTTGTTTTAATGCAACAAATTGATCGACAAGAAGAGGTAAGTTATTCTGAATTGCAATAAAACCAAATGGTAAATCCCTTGCAACTTGACCCAAAGCAAATAAAGCATTTTGTCCTTGTTGTGCGCCTTTTGCAACACCGGTGAATCCAACCTTGCTTAAATTTGTTAAGCTGCCCTGTAATTCTTGTACATAGGCATTTGCTTTGGCTAAAGCATCCCCAGTAAGGTTTTTTAAATTAGCTTTTACTGAATTTAATTCGGCTTCAACTTGGCTAATTGATTTTTCAAATTTAGATATATCCGCACCTAACCGAAATATAAAATCTTCATTAGCCATTACCTAACCTTTTAAATATTTGTCTATATTCCTCCTCATCAATTTTGACTTCTACCTCATCTCCGGGTAGTTGCCAAAGTGCCTCTGGTGTTTTTGGAGCGGTCTTTGGATCACCCATCAACCGCACCATTGTAAACATTAACATTCTCGTTTGTTTATATTCATCAACCCTTTTATCTTCATGGCCTTTAACCATCAATGATAATTCTCTTGGACTGATGCCATAAAACTCACGAGGTATAATTTTTAGCTCACCAAATGCAAAGGCCTCTATTTCTTCCCACGAGAGTTCTTTTTTTTTGTTTGATCATCAGTGCCTTTTTTTATAAAATCACTTTCTGACCAAACTTTGATTGCTTTCGCAATCTCGCTATCTTCTTGATCGTTGAGTAAAGTTTGCTCTACCCATTCAACAATGTCAGCGAATTTGTATTTTGGATCAACTTCTTTTACGATACAATTGTTAAAATAACCGCTATAAATAATGTGACTTATTGTGATCTCATTAAGAACAGAGCTATCTAAATTCTTATCGTTTTGGAATTTTTCTTGTAAATACCTAAAAGAAGCCATCCCAAATTTTAGTCCAATAGTTTCTTCGTTAATAGTAATAGTAGTATAGTTCATAATTATGCAGTTACATCAATTGTTCCAGTTGATGCGATTGTTCCAGAAAAGTTTACAAATTCAGTTGTAGCTTGATTCATTGTCAAAGATGTGATATAACCAGCAAATTGATGGTAATAAGCAGCGCCAGCAGATGAACCGCTCACAACTGGGTTTTGTACTCTTACGGTTACAAGTGTCTTATTCGCAAATGCTGAAAGCAAAGAGCTATAAGAAACTTGAGAAACGCTTGGAGCAGTTTCGCAAATTGCATCGAAATCCAAACTCATTTGAGGCTCGCCTACCGCAGTAAGAACGCCGCAATTTGTTTGATCGGTGGTAGAATCGACCGTAGAGTTTACGGAAGAAGTACGCAAACAAACGAGGTTTTTATATGATGAGCCACCAGCCACATCAATCTCGATGTTTTGTAAAGAACCTTGAACTTGTGCCATTGTTTGTTTATTTTTGGTTTACTAAATTACGAATTGTTAATATCTTTCTACTTATATAATTATCTCCCTCCCACAAAGGTAAGTAAGTTGACAATGTCCTAGCCATTGGGAAAACCTCAAAGTCGGCATCATCAAACCCATCGACTTGTGTATCTGGGATCAAAATATTTAAAATTTGGTTGGCAATATTATCAACTTGCCCCATGTTGTTATTCTTATTTTGCTCACTATATACCTCAATTGTTACCTCTACAATATTACTAAATGAATTATTTGTATTGTCAGCAACCTCGGTTATGTTGGTAATGATCGCATATTGCTCTGGAGGTGTTACAAATGGCGATTGCCCATAAACGGGAACATTCCTACTATTGTAAGTAATGTTACCATTCAAGGCATTGACATATATTGTCCTCACATTATTTGAGCAATCCTTCATTATTTGTTCTTATATTTTCTTATAAACTCTCTTACTCTCTTTTGATATATCGGCCAATAAGCCAAAATGCTTGGTCGCATATATGGCCTAGGAGGTAAATTAACTTGCTTTATGCCTCTACCTCTAAACAACCCAGCCAATTTTGCCCATGCGTTGTTTTCTGGTGTTATGAACCTATTTCCAGTACCAAACTCAATATATGCAGCATAATCGGTTTGAGCCACGAATTGATAGCTCAAAAACTGATCTTTCTTAAATGATATTGAGTTTAGCAATCTACCCGTATCAACAGCCCCTTGACTAGATACTAAATTCTTGGCACTCCTTACCATATCTTCACCAGTGGCGGCCAACTCACGATCCATAGTAGCGCTCACCTCATCAACGGTTTGCTTGTACTTGGTTAAGATTCTATTGAATCTAGCATCATTTACCTCTAATTTAAACCCACTTGGCATTAAAATACTACTTTTTTATATTGATGATAGTTCAATCCATCCCAATTTGCATATTGGCTCAAAAGTGAGCTTTTATCAGCATTCATCTTTTTACCCCTATTCTCAAATTGCCATGATGTCAAAGCTAGTATATCATTTGCCAAATCCTCTGGAATCGCACTATAACCGCATTGATATTGCACGTTGTAAGTACCGGGCGTATATAACCACAATTTACCTCCAATGATCTCGTAATCCTCGTTTTTGATCAATGTACTATATGTGTTGATTCCAGTTTTTTTAGTTACGCTATCTACACAAACAAGCGGCCCGTAAGGCAGATCAACGATCCAAACTTGCGGTGCAATGCCAGTCAATGAGATATTTGCTTTCAATAGTTTATTTACAAGAGCAATGCCACTTATCTTTTCCAAATGTACCCTAGATGCACTTATCAAATCTTTTATCAATCCATCCTCAAAATCATAGTCAATTTTCATCCAACTTTTTGCATCCGGTAGGGATACTGGCTCTACAACTCCGTCAGCTATTGTAGTTATCCCGTTTATATATATCGCCATTTTTACTATTATTTAAAATACATTTCTCTGACCCATTTTTCAAACTCATCGAGTGCTTTGCTCGGATCATGATCTCTGGATCGACTTTTCGCTTTTCTTGAGGCTTCCTCGTAGGCTTTTTTGTCATCCAACTTATTAATTGCGTTAATCCAGCTTTTAATGTCATTCCGATCTTTTATGTAAATTCCAGCACTACCGCAATTCTCCTTTAAGCCTTCAGCCATACTACAAATAACGGGTATCCCACTGCACATTGCCTCGGTTGCCGTTCTTCCCCAGCTCTCGTACTCACTAGGCATCAGCAAAATCCTTGTTTGCCTATAATACTGCAATATTTCGCTCGTATTTGGCACATATTTGATGTTTTGAAGGTTTCCCTTAACTTGCTCATCATAGCTGCCTAAAACGCCTAAAAACCGCTTATTTGGCATTGCCTCGGCTATCTTTTCAAATATCTTTCCGCCTTTGTTCTCGTTGGTGTTAATAAGAGTGATATATTCGTTCTTCCACGGGTCAATGCCTAAGTCATAAATGCGATAGTCAACGGGAGGCGTTAGTATAAAGTTAGGCCATTCGTAATTCAATTTTTGTTTTAGCCAAAAAGAATTATACACAATGTGTTGATTGGCGTTTGCGTTTACAATTTCTGGGTATAAATGGCTATTATGAATAAGATGAAAGACTGGTTTTTTATATAATTGAGCCGCCCCAATTGTCCATCTTGTATAATCTAAATGTGTAAAAACTACATGACTCCATCGCATCAGTGAGTCAATTACATTCTCTTGTGGAGGAAAAACATCAATGCCATCAAAGACATAATTATTTTTAATCTTATAATGATTGGCTTGATGCAATAAGACCTTAATTTGATGCCCTTTTGCTTGTAAATCCTTCAGTATCCAGTGTAACATATATTCAGCACCGCAGTTGTGACGGGGTGGATATAAGTGAATGGAGGCTAGTATATTCATATAAGTTTATTTGCTGATCCGTCAAATATATTGGTATAATCCGCAACATGATCCCATAGTGTAGAGTAATGTGGTTTTTGCCAAGCCATCATTGGCGAAATTATAAAACTTTTATGTCTAGATTGTATATTTTTCAATAACCAATCATCAAACATAATTGATATATCATCGTATGATTCGCATAATTTTTTCGGATTGTTATATAAAACGGCATGAGTAGTCCAACAACCATTTACGTTAAATAGATTGTCACTATATCTAGAATACTCGCCAATTATATTTGCTCCTAAATAACAAAGCTCCCAATCACTTGGAAGTTGGCTAAGTGCGCTTTCAAAATGCGCATATTCTTTTATAAGCACATCATCTTCAAACATAGGCAAAATGCCTTCGTGTTCGCTCATGATTTGCTTCATGCTCTTATTAAAACTATGCTTAGGATTTACATCTTTAATAGCATAGTATGGCACTGGTTCGTATCCTAATTTGGAAACTTCTCGCATTGCGCTACCAAGTCTTCCAAGTTCATTCTCTGTTGTAAGTATATAAGCATTCATAAGTAAAAAAAAGGAGGCTTACGGGCCTCCCTTTTAGATTTATGTATGGGCAAATTAGATAGCTCCGTACAAGCAAGCAGTAGGCTGGAAACTCATCAAGTCGCAACGAGCTTCGCAACGGAAAGTGATCAAGTTCTTGATGAAATCAGAACCGTCAAATTCAGTGCTACGAACTGCAAGACCGCTTTGTTGAGCGATAGCAAACTTAGTTGTATCGAGAACAT